ACCATCATTGTTGATGTCACCATCCTCCTGTCCTACAGGATCCATTTTCTCATGAACAACTTCCTCATACTGTGAACCAGCGCCAGGATTTAACTCTCTTATCTTCTTCAAAAGATTAGAAGTCATTTTTTTATCTGCTTTAGCACTTGGTGTAGTAGATTGTGTCATCTCATCAACTAACTCTCCTTGTGGTTCATAGGAATTCTTTTGAATATTTCTCATCATACCTATATCATTCATTCTTTCTTTCTCTTTTTTAGAAGTTATGGTGCTAACAATTTTCTCTGATCTTTTCTGTGCCTTACTACCTTCTTTACTATCAAGTCCTTTGCTAAGTGCAGTGCGACTTAGATTACCAGCCTTACGATACATCTTTGTTGTAGGAAGTTCTTTCTTTTCTTCCTCCATCTTCATTTTCTTTTTCTTTGACTTTGCTTTCAATCTCTCTGGAAAACTCATACCATCACCCTTAGTAATACCATATGCACTTCCCTCTGGAAGTGGAAATTCTCTTTTAACTGTTCTGTCTAAATCAGATCCTTTTTTAGGTTTGAAGGGACTTTTCTCTCTTCTTTCTTTTTCTGTTTTTATTATCTTATCAGAGCCTTTTATTATACTATCTTCAGTTCCTTCACCTAAAAGTTTTGATTTTGCCATCGCTTTCACTGCATTAGGTGCTGGTGATGAACCAAGTATCTGAAGAAAAACTTTTTTCTTTTCTTCTTCTGAAGCACCAGGCTTTAATTTTCCTTTTGCTTTATATCTTACATCAGAAGCCAATTGTGACGCCTGTTTCTCAGAATCGTCAGCTCCAGCAGCGTGGCCCCTCTTCTCCTCATGGACTTTTTGATACGCAGTCATCAAGTCATTTTGAAATTTTTGACTAAGCATTACTCTTTACACGTTTTCTTCTAGATTTATTTATAAAATTAAGGATGATAGGATTATGTGAAAGTTTTTGAGTATATTGTCTCAAAGCATCTGTTCCAACTTCCCTTTGATTTGCAGGCACACCAGATACTTCAGTAAATTTCTCAGTGATATCTTTGATCCATGATTTAAACATCATGTTATCTTCAGTGACTGCGATGATGTGATTTGCACCTGTGCGAATAATCTTACCGATTAAACCAGTATTATCATTCTCTACAATATCACCAACACGAAATATGTTTCCCTTCATATAGTTTTCACGAAGACCTCTCCAATCAAACTTAGGAGCAATTTGCCACATTTCATTCTGTTGTTTTTTATTTGGCAACTTCATTCCTTTTTGTATCGCAGCATACAACTCTTTTGCTCTATCATCTTTTAAACTTTGTGGTATACCACTTCTGAATGTATCGAAGTCATCATCTGCAGCAGCCTTTCTTAATTTAGATGCAGACATAGCACTGATACCATCACCATCTGGATCACGATCTCCAGCAGATATTACATTGATACGATCAAACTTATAGAGTTTATTATTATATTTGTCTGCTAGATTTTTAAATTCAGATTGTCGATCTTGTCCTACTACAATGTTCACGGACTTTGCACCTCTTTCACTTGCACCTTTCAAGGCATCAAAGATTGTTTTTGCATTTGGATTATTAACAATATGTTTTGCATGTGTTGGAAACATCTGTTGCATATATCCAATCTTTGTATCAGGATCTAAAGGATTTTTCTTTGGGTCATTTGAACGTGATGGATAGATTTCATAATTACCCTTTCCAGCAACCTGTTTAACCTTGTTCATAAGTCTCTCATGACCAGTCGTAGGTGGATTAAAACGACCAAACGCCACCGTCATATCAGCATCGTTGTCATCCTTTGGATTTGGATTTGCAACGGTTTGAGAAGATATTGCTTCGGTTATGAATGATGTAAAACTTTTCATATTTTCGGTGCGGGCATGGGATTACCTTTCTCCCAATTCTTATCTGCTGTAAAGTTTGCACGACTAAACTCTAAACGGTCTACGAGTTTAAGAGCTTGACCTGAGCGAATTGCAACAAACCCTTCGGGTGCTGTCACACGATAACCATCTGGAGTTCTGAGAAACGTGCCAAATGTATTCACCTTCTGCAATTTACGAATCATAAAATTTTTCGCAGCCTGTAAATTCATATAAGATGCAACAGTCATGTATATTGACTGTTCGTTACTTGCAATAAATTTAAGACCCATGTTCTTTAGCTCTAAGTATTTATCTTTTGTTGCCTTCATCTTTTTCTTATCAATCTCTTTATCTAATGCGTTTGAAAAATATTGTGCAAAGTCTCTTGCAGTGCTACGAGCACCAATTAAATTACGACCTTGACGAACATATGTGTTAAAGAAAGTTTTAAACATGATATTCAAAGTAAACTTATTCATATCGTTTGTTTTCATTAAATCTAAGAAACGAGATGCCTGTTTTAAAGAACCCTCAGTTTTGTTCACAAGATTTGTATAAGTTGTTTTTTCAGCTGAAGTCATGTTTGCCTCACCTGACGCATTTTTAAAATCTGATGATGTAACGAAAACATTACTATTACCTTGAATATTGATACCACCAAAACTGGCAGTCATTGTGTCTAAAGTTTTTCCGTTGTATTGAGTGTGAAATACAATTCCAAACTTTGCATTGTCTATTCTCTGTCCAATGTCACTATCTTTTGGAACTGCATATACAATTGTATTTGGTTGAAATGCAATACAATTATCTCCACCAATATTAGCATCATACTTGTCGTCAGTAAATAATAAATCTCCCTGCACTACGTTTGGTATCGCAAGTGTGGAAAGATATTTGTATGCATCTTTAAGTTTCTCTGCGAGTTGTCCAGCAGAATACATACTATCCACATCTTCTTCTGAATATGAAATCTTTGGACTTACTTTATTAAACACAGACTTTGTACCAACAAAGAATCTTCCGTTCTCTGGATTGACACCACAAATTATTGCAGGCGCTCCATCCCACTTCACTGTGACACGAGTGTCTGCACCACCTTGGTCTAACATGTCCCCAAGAGAACGAAGAAAGGTCACTGCTTCCTTACCTCCTTGAGAACCGCCATTCAAGATATTGTCTTCTAAATGTTCTAAGTGAGTATTCTTCATAACATTTTAACACCCGATGTTGATATGAAGAGTGATTTACCAGACCAACCACCAGCAGCTCTCGTTCTACAAGTAATAGGAATTGATACCTTTTTTAATTTACCATTACTGAAATTAAAATTCATTGTAAAAGATTGTGATTGACCATCATACGATGATTTAATTCCTGTCAATCTAGATGGATTTTTGTTCATTAATAATTCTTTTAAACTTTCATTTTCACTCACATCTTTAATTGTGCTCTCGCCAGTTTCTCGACCAACTAAAAGTTTATACGGACATGGAGTATATGATTGATTAGGGTCATCATATGTATAGAAATATATTGTATTTAAGAAATACGCCATGTTTAATGGATTAGTAATATACGTTGCAAAATTACTAATTAAATTATTTCTAAACTTATAGTAAAAATCTTTTCCGTAAAATTCTAATCCATTATCTCTAAATGATTCTGCTAATTCTGAAAATGCAGCCCTAGAAGATGTCTCACTAAATTTTTCCTGTGATATATCAAAGTTTTCTATAGCTTCTCTTGCAGATTCACCTCTAACTGTCGCAGCAGCTTGATTCCAAGACTCATCTATTATACCACCAATACCAGCCTGTTGAGTTCCATCACCTAGTTTTCCATAGAAGGCATAGATGTTGGTATTAAACTTCGGTGTTTCATCTGTTTTACCAGCAGTTATCTTATTTGAATATCCTCTAAAGAAATTATCTGTGAATTCAATAATTACATCTGAAGGAGTCTTAGGAGAAATGCCTTCTGGTTTTCCTCTTGGAACCCAGTATAAATTTTTGATTCCCTTTCCTCTTATATCCTTTCTTACTGCGTTTGCATTGTTTAAACCAATTTTAATATCTCTTGCGGCTGTTTCGTCTGCGTCAATTAATTTACATAAATCTTCAAAAGTAACTGGTCTACCTTCACCAGTTAATACTCCAGTTGACGTATTACCTTGTTTACAAGAATGATTTTCTAATTGTTCTGGTGTCATCGCAGGGTTGACTAAAAAATAAACAGTTAGGAATTCATTCACATTTGAGGATGCGGTACTATCTTTTCGAGTAGTCATTCCAAGATGACCTTTAACTTGTCTCTTTGTTGTTTCAATACCATATGGTAAATTCTGTGTTCTACCTGTTGCTAATTGAAACTTGTACTTACCTGTAGACTTAAGAATTGTTTTACCTTCTATTCCCTCAGTCGCTTTAAATAATAATTCTCTTTGATTTACATCATCTATTCCCTCTCTCTTCAATGCAGATACAGTTTGCGTGACAGTAGCTGAATCCAAAACATAATATGGATTAGCAACGCCTCTCTGTTGATAATATGGTGATACTGTTGGCATTTACCTTATGCGTTCTACTTAATTTTAACATATTA